CGTATGGTGCTTCTAAAACTATTGATAATTCAGTTCTTCAAGTACAATTAGGCAGCTTAAACCAATTTACACAATTAGTTGCAGGAGTGTCATTAAACTTTACTATTGTATTTGAACACTCTCAATATGACCCAACTGCAAGTCAACCTACAACAATAACTGAAAATGTTGAGATTCAATTTTCATATACTCTTCCTGCGGATTACACCTCAGTTTTTGATTTAGTTTCTGACACGCAGTTTCAAGAGGCTATTGGTACGAGCACAAATATAAAACCTGTATACGATGCTGCGGGAGCCAACTCATGCACAGGATTTACTCTTACTGATAATTTTAATTGTTTAATACCAACCACCCAAACCACAAGCACAGGCACTGTAACAAAATATGCAAGTGGTATTACTTCAAGCACACCACCAGGTGGTGAGCCTATTGCTATACTTAATAATACACCCGCCTCTACAGTTATACAATTACAACTTCCCGCAATGCGATATGTGACAGACCCAGCTAGTCCGTCTGGAGGTTTTTATGAATATTATAAGATTATTTCATCAGAAGCCACATACAGCTCTATTAGCACACCTAAGAGCTTACATAGTAATAGAGGATATGAAATAGGTATTGTGTATATGGATGAATTTTTACGTTCATCTACGGCACTTACAAGCACAAACAACACTGTTTATATTCCATGTCGAGCTTCTAGACAACAAAATGAAATTAATGTTACGATACCGTGGGGACAACGTGCACCGTTTTGGGCAAAATTTTATAAGTTTTGTATTAAGCCCGACAAGAGCACCTATGAAACTATTTATGCTGAAACATATTTTAAAGACCCTAACAGCAATTCTGTTTATTTTTTATTGGAAGGAGAGAATGCGGCAAAAGTAGAATCGGGTCAAAGACTTGTAGTTAAGAGAGACAGTGGTGGTGCAGTTGAACAATGTGTTGTGGCTACAGTAATTGAAAAAGCAAGTCAAGCAGCCAACTTTTTACAAATAGAAAATCCTTTTAATACAGGCACCGACAAAACAGAAGATGGCTATTACCTCGCTATACCATCTGGAGCATATGCAGAAATAGTACCATCTGGTTTCAATATATCAATAGATCAATCGGTTGGACAAAATTTTGTAGCTTATCCTGCTGAACGTATTACTTTTAATGCGCTTAATAGTACTCGAGGTTTTCCTATTGGACGATTTAGAGTCAACGTAATAAATCCAAACCCTGATTTTGCGTCTGTAACACCTACAGAATATAAATATAAAGACTACTCTATACCAGTTAATAGTAAAGTTAATATTCGTATTTTCCAAAATAGAGAAGGTGGTAGTAGAAAAAATGGCAGAGGATGTGAATTTAGACGTAATCTATATGAATCACCAGATTTATTTGCCTCAACTAATTACCCTGATTTTAAAGGTTTTTTTGAAGGCGATAATATAGACCAAAGAATTATTAACGATAGTGTGCCAGAAGTTGGAGGAGGAGGCACAATAAACAACGTATACAATACAACTCTTTTAACTGGTGCTGCAACAACGCCTAACCCAATTGTTGACAATGGTAATACAGGGTATTTAAGTGGTTCTGATGCAACCTCTATTATTCCTGTTGCTTTGGGTACGAACTACTATCAATTTTACAGATCAGATCCAGCTTCGGGTGGAGATAATTCACTATGGTTTATAGCAACGGGTACACTTAGTTGTAAAAGTGCATTGGGAATAGGAGGTCATGCATCAAATGTTGAAATAGAAATAACGGTAGAAAGAGCTAATCAAGCTGGAGTGGTCGTATTTGAAACAGAGCCCTCTGATGCGGCGCCAGACATATGGTACGAAAACGAATTATCTTTTCCTGTAAACGCAAACGGTGAACATCAAGGTAATTTACAAAACCAAAACATACAAACTCAAACTCCTGCAATAATTGAAACAAACTTTTTCGATTGCTTTTCATTCGGTAACGGTGTAGAAAGTTATAGAGTAAGAGATTCTATAAAAGGAGAAACATTTACTTATGGTAATAGAGTTACAACCACAGCGGGGCAAGAGTATCAACAAGTACACAGATTTGCTGACCTTACCTACAGTGGTATATTTAATAATGAAAGCAATGTTAATAAACTCAACGAGTTTAATCTAGGGTTATTAAATTTTAAAAATCTAGAAGAGTCATTTGCTTCTATACAAAAAACTGTTGCACGACAAACAGATATATTAGTTTTACAAGAGGACAGAATATCTTATGTTCTTGCAGGTAAAGACTTGCTTTCTGATGCAGGAGGAGGCGGAGCTTTAACCTCCGTACCCGAAGTGTTAGGTCAACAAATAGCTAGACTAGAAGAGTTTGGTATAAGTAGAAACCCCGAAAGTTATGCAGAGTTTGGGTCAGATAAATTTTTTACTGATGAACAACGTGGTGCTGTCATACAGCTTAAAGGTGGTGCATATAATAATGAGTCATTAACGGTCATATCAGAGTTTGGGATGAGGTCTTATTTTAGAGATTTATTTCATAGTACGTACGACCAACAAAAAGTGGGTGGTTTCGACCCTTACATGAATGAGTATGTTTTATCTTCCAACAGTAAAAGATTACCATTTGTTGGTGACTGTGATTTATGCGGAACAAGTAGGGATATCCAACTGCAACCTTCAGTATCATTTACTTATTGTGTAAACGTAACACAAGAAGTAGGAACGGTTAACATCGATTATGTATTACCAAGTGGAGGGAATAATAATATTGTTACTGAGGATGGAACTGGAACCACCAATGAAATAATAACAGCAGAAACTAATTCCGTCGCACCTAGTGGCGGTGAAATTGTAACCGAAGATGCCACGTCTAATAATTCATACACTATTACTGTTCTTTATAACGGATTAAGTTTTACAACAGGCCCAGTTAGTGTAAGTGGCACTTTAGAAATAGACAAAAATTCAGTATATGCTGATATAGTTTCAATTACAGTTTCTTCTAATTCTATAACAACAGACTCCATTGAAATTACAACTTTCTGTCCCGAGCCAGATCAGATTACTATTTTTCAAGTATCTATAACTAGCAATGAAGATAGAGGCAAGTTTATACATAATGAATATAGATGGACTGATGGATTATTTATATCCCCGTTACATTCTGAAATTGTAGAGTTTGCCACGGGCACTCAATACCCTTTGTTATCACAGTTTACAGAGTTAACAGGCTCTCAAGGAGCAGGTGTAATTCCAGATGACGGAGCGGAAATAACTATTATTAGCAACAAATTAGATTTTGATGATTTTGAGTTTGACCAGTTCAAAAATAATTTTAGATATTTAAGGACAAGCACATTTTACGGTAAAACAATAACTGATTTAGCGGCTTTACTTGCTGCATCAAACACAGCTACTCCTATAAATGACAGGTTTAATCCAGAGTTTTCCGCACAATTTAATATGCCTTCTGGTACAGCTACAGATAAAAATTTATATCTCATATGGGATTATCGAAAATCTACTGAAGTTCAATTATGTTATTCTAGTGTCTCAACCACTGACGCTTGTTGTACTTGTGCAATTGAGCCAACACCCACAACAACACTGACACCAACACCACCAGTTTATACTTGTAATAAATATACATTAGAGGTTCCATCTACTTGCGCTACCTATCTTGTAATTCCACTACCTGGAACTACTACAACAGTAAGTTTTACAACTTGTGTTGGTTCGCCTAGCAGTTTTACTGTAACCGAGCCAGAACAACTAGATGTGTTTGCTCAAGTAGGAACAGTTACTGCTACTAACGGAGCATCAATTACTTTAGTTGCAGGCAATGGAGGTGATGTAGGTTCTTTCTGGTGGCTTGGTTGTGATGGTACACCAACAACTGAGACAGTGCATCCAGGATCAGCTAATGCAATTACAAGATGCGCTATAAATACCCCTCAACAACCCGCAGGACAAGGTGGTACTATAACTCAAACAGGGGTTTGTACGGTATATTTCTATAGAGCCCAAGTATGTAATTCAGCGACAACTGTATTTTTACAAGGCCAAACATCTTTAGGACAATTTAATATAGGTGATGTGGTACAGTTTACACCTATTAACTCTGACAATATAAACACGGGACAACCCACAGCTACTAATTGTGCAACGATAGATAAGTTTGGAGTTGGGAATGGTCAAGACGGCGTTATAAATTTACAAGCATCTGCATGTGGTGATACAACTAATTGCCCTCAAACGATTCCTGTTTACAAATGGGTGTTTAGTTCCAATGCAGCTAGTGGAGGTTTTCCTTCTGCTATCCCATGTAGTACAAGTACGTTTTGCTCTACTTTTGTTTACACAACAGCTTCAAGTTTAGCAACTACCTTCCCTGGGGTAACAAGGTTTTATTTAGATGCAAATCTAATGGTGCCTTTCCAAGGACAAAATGGATACTATGGTGTTGCTGCACCCGCTGCGGGTCAAACGGCTGCCAACCCACAGTTCAAACAAGCAGTTTTAAGAATGGATGACTCAGGTTTTTCCACTGAACTACAAATATGTTAACTTTGTAAATATGGGAGCTGCAGCAACATTTTATTTGGACGGACCTAGTTTTGAAGAGGCAACGACAGTTTTTACCGACGCAGCACTTACAACTTGTGCCCCTAATGGTTTTTATCAAATCGGAAATGTTGTAAGAGAGCAAGTAGATTGCACAGCTGGTTTAGGAGGAAGGTTATTACCACAAACAGCGTGCCCTACATGCGGCTCACCTCCGACAACAGCACCTCCTTTGACTACTCCACCACCCGCAACGACACCGCCAATAACGGAACCACCGCCACTAACTCTTTATTACAAACTATTATCTTGCCCAACTACACAAGGTAGTACTTTAAAATATACATCTATAACACCTTCTACCTCTTCGCAAAGCCAAAGATATCAAGACAGCACTCAAAATCCACCTATATCTTATGTGTATGATAACAGTGCGGGTACATCTACTCCACCGCAAGGAACTATTAGTAACACTGTACAAATCGTTCCAGGACAATTTGGTTGTCCAGCTGTTGACCCAGTCTTTAATTTTTATAACGCTATAGAGTGTGATAATGTAACGGCGGTTGTAATTAGGTCTGATGAGGCTACTACATTTGTTGCAGGGCAGGTTGTCAAAACTGTGGGTTCATCCGTTTGTTATTCTATAACAACAGATGCTGCGCCCAATACAACCTTTTTAACTTATGACACAAGTGTGGCGCCGTT